TTTACCTACAAAGCACTTAACAGATTGATCCAGGGATCAGCAGCTGACATGACGAAACTTGCAATGCGTGACTTGTGGAAAGAAGGACTTGTTCCACATCTACAAGTTCACGATGAACTCGACTACTCGGTCGAGACAGAGGAGCAAGCCCAGCTCATTATCGACAAGATGGTGAACTGTGTCGAACTAAAGGTTCCACTAGTAGTGGATTACGAAAAAGGACAAACATGGGGCGAAGCAGAATGAAGATACAGAGTCTTACTCAGGAGAAAATATCTAAATTTGAAAAAAGGAATCTTGAAATCTTTCGATTATACTCAGAGGAGAAAAGGACTCTGGAAGCGATCGGAAAAGATTACGATCTGACTAAACAGAGAGTCTGGCAAATTGTACAGCGTTGTTTAGATGGTCAAGGAGACTATTACGCGCAGCATCGACAGGAGAACTAATGCCACAAGAAGCATCACTCTGGAAGTTACTGAAAGCCAACCTTCCTAAAGAAGCTCATGTTCAAAGGATCGAGACTGGAGGGACTGCTCGAGGAGTACCTGATGTCAATGTCTGCTATGCAGGAAAAGAAGTCTGGATCGAACTGAAATCAATCAAAGGGAACAAATTAACTCTGACTGAGTTTCAGATTGTCTGGATGCATAACAGAAGCATAAGCGGAGGGAACTGTTTCATCCTAGTAAAGAAAGACAAAGAGCTACGAGCATTCGATATTTCCGAGTATGAACTAGAAGAGTTTTTAGAAGGAAAAGTGAATTGGAACAGTGACTTACACGTTAGTCTTAGTCCTCCTTACGAATGGGAGACGCTGTTTAAATTCATTTTTTAGTGCTTTACTTTCTAAACGTCGGCGGTTAAGGTATTAAAAGTAGCGCGGCATACCGCCTACCAAAGAAAGTAGAACTGAAATAAGGAGGCCAATTATGGCAGCAGCAGTAGAAACGATGGCGTACTCAGGAGAAGTACCATGGCACCGCGAAGGTGTTGCAGTACAACCTGACCTAACGCCATATGAAATGATGGAAGCGGCAGAGCTTGACTGGACTGTTACTAAACGTAACACTTGGACGTCAGCGATTCCTATGAATCAATACGAGCCTGACGAAGACGGCAACATCGCGTTGCAACTTCTACCTAACCCTGATCGCTTTGACCTAGTACGCGACTCAGATAACTCAATACTTGGTTCGTGCGGTAGCGACTACCAACCCATACAAAACGAGCGTATCTTCGACTTCTTTCAGAAGTTTTCTAAGCACGCCGACATTACTATGGAAACGGCGGGTAGCTTAAAGAACGGCCAGAGCATATGGGGTCTTGCGCGTATTAATGACGCGTACGAACTTACTGGGGGCGACGAAATGAACAGTTTTGTACTGTTTCACCAGCCGCACCAACCAGGACATTCTATGAACATACGAGGAACGGAAGTTCGTGTTGTGTGCAACAACACATTGCAGATGGCAATGCGTAGCCAAGCACAAAACGAGTTTCGTATGTCACACCGTTCTGTATTTGACGAAGTACGAGAGGCCGAAGCTCTTAAAACGATGGGCGTTATACAAGAGATGCGTACCGAGTTCAAAGATGCTGTGAAGTTTCTTTCTACCAAGAAAGCTACGGAAGGTCAGGTACTTGAGTTCATCACTAAACTACAGCAGCCTACATTGTACAAAGAGTACGCTGAGCAACAACGGCTCAGAGAAGAAGGCAAGAAGATTGGCGAGCCTATCCTCTTACGCGAACAGTTTAGTAAATACGCTGAACTAACTCGACGTTCACTTGAAGAATCTCCTGGAGCGCAACTGAAATCTGCCAAGGGCACTTGGTGGGGCGCACTAAACGCGGTTACATTTATTGAAGATCACCAGCGCGGTGGCGACAATAAAGTATACAACGCGATGTTCGGAGATGCTTCTAACCGCAAAACGAAAGCGTTGAACTTAGCTCTTGAATACGCGAGGGCAGCGTAGTGGGAAGAGTTCAGAAGTTAAAGAACGCAATTGTTGTAGACGAAGACACCATCAGCAAGGTCTGGTGGTGTCTCAACCAACTAGCAGATCCTGATCTGCTAGACAACCCACTCTCAGAGTTTGAAGAGCTACAGAACTTTAGTCGAGAACTTTCTCGCAACGTAGCTATAAAGATGAAACTACAAGAGTGCGAACTATCCGAGGATGTAGTCCGATTTTGTGACGAACTGTCTCTCGAAGAGTTCAATCAGACAGGAGATGCGAATGAGTGACGACGACTTCGAGCTAGATTATAGCCACGATATTCCCACAGACATCAGAGGTAAAACCCAAGTTCCTTGGGAAAAATTTGATGCTCCGAGAGAAGAGAAAGGCAAAAAAGTTTACGCTTCGAAATTTTTCATACCTGACGACAACCCTGACGATAATGCTAAAAAGCTCAAGAATCGTTTAGACCAGTCGTTTAGAGGATTTTCTAAAAAACAAACCCCCGAATGGAAATTCACGGCGCGTGTTAAGCTCGAGAATGAAGTGAGTGGGGTTAGGATATGGAGGATCGAATGACCGATAAAAAAGATGGAGTTGACGTAATCGGCGAGCTTATGGCGATGGCTGTAGAGCTTGGGACTACGGCAGAGCGTTTAGACGATTACTGTGAGCAGTTGAAGGTTCTTGAAAAACGAACGTCAGATCTTTTGGCACTAGTAGCAGAGAAAAACCTCGCACCTGAAACAGGGGAGTTTTTCGACACAGGTGAACCAACAAGTGCTTACGTTAACCAAGACCCTGATCTAAAGAATAGGCACTAGTGTTCTTAGTGCTTTACTTTCGTAACGTCCTGCGTTACGCTAGTTGTTCCTACTTAGTAGGCAGAAAGAAGAATGGCTGATAGAAAGGAGAACCCATATGGCCTTAGCAAAGAAGGTAGCGAAAGCTACGACGAAGAAACCTACTGTCGTTAAGACAGTATCGAAAACACCCGCACCTGTTGTGAGTGTGCCTCTACCTGAGGCATCTACTCGTGGCAGAGCGAGGAAGTTGTACAAGAAGACAACTAAGTCTATAAAAGATGTCGATAAGAAAACCCCACAGTTTCGTGGCTTGGGGAATGCCTTAGAGGATATCGAAAGCAAGGAATTTGATAGACAATCATTTCCTATATCGCAACTTGTTGATCTCGCGGTTGAGGAGGGGCACTTAGATATGGCCCGTACCAAAAACCCCGAGAAACAGAAGAAGCGTATTGCTAACGAGTACACAAAAGACTTGTTGGCAGAGGGGCTCATAGAGCTTGTATAGACTAAACGGGAGGCTTCGGCCTCCCCAGTTTTCGGAGAAAAGTATGAGAAAGAGTACAAGTTGCCGAATTAAATCGGTCAAGGAAGCAGGGGAGAGAACGAAAAACCCCGAGATGAAAAAATACTGGGCAGACGTAGAGTCTTACCTAAGAACAGGATACTGGAGACGCGACGAAGTAGTAGGGACTCCAATAGCAGGTCGACTATGAAAGCAAGAATAGTTGATGACGGTTCACCCGATACCATAGTCGAGTACAACGGAACAAAAAGAAGATACAGCACAGAATACAGAAACTCCTTCGAGTCAGACGGAGACTTTCTACAGAGTACGTTCAATGATTTTTACGACGCAGAAGGCGAGGAGCTAGACATACTTTACGAATTAATGGATGGCGACGCAACAATATGTCCTGAGCAGAAATGCGGAGAGTGGTTTAGTTTTGATAGACCTGATGAAGAGAAGTACAACGCGGTACAGTGTGACAAGTGTGGATGGTTCATGTTATTAACCAGGAAACTTCCTGAGATCCCACCGAACTTGCACCGACGAATAGTAGTAGACGCGGAAACAATGTATTAGACCGAAGCTAAACCTTAGCTTTGTTAGCACGTACCCGTCCGTGTGGTCGAAGACGGGCCTATTAATTCCAATGCAGGGGAAATATGGATATAGAAATTAGAAAGAATGTACCGCTTCCAGACTCACGTGCGGAAGGATCGCTTCCTCCAGGACGCAAAAAGTCTAAAGTACGAACCGCTGTCGAACAGCTAGAGGTTGGTGACTCGTTTGAAATGGGGCCGTATACCAGCGGTAAGGTTGCGGAAAAAATGAGAGCAAAAGTTATTCGAGCTATGGTGCACCACAAGCGTCGCCCTAATTCGAAAGACGACACCTACAAAAAATTAGCAACTCGGATAAGAAGAGATGAAGATAATGGCCAGTTTTATCTAGGGGCATGGAGAACTCAATGAAGAGAACAGAACAGGCGATTCGTGACTATATAGATCAGCATCAAGAGGAACTCAAACAACGAGTGGTTAACATATTTATCGCAGAAATAGCAAACTCTGTGTTCTTCGCCGACCTACAAAACGTGACGATGCCCACATGGTCGCACAAAGTACGCGACGATATAGAAGAGTTAGTAAAAGAAGTTTTAGACTTTGACGAGGACCCCACGGTCTCGGCTTAGTGCTTTACTTTCGGGTAGTCCCTAAGTAAAGTATAAATTGGCGCGGCCTACGGGCCGCAGACTACAACGAGAAAGGAGAAAGCAATGGAACGATTCTACGGAACCGATTTCGAACACAGTGTCCTTCGACGTTATTACGAAGAAGCATGCGAGTTTTCATCAATACACACAGGCTACATGATTAACTATCAGATAAGCTCTTACGAAACAGTAAGCAGTTACATTCGTAACGACTTCCGAGAAGAAGCGCAGCATATCATGGTAGGTATGCATCTCGAGGCTATGTTTCATAGCATTGTCGGACAGCACGACCCGTTAGAAAGATGTAAGTATTTATTAGACGACGGAACCTACGTCACTTCGTTACTCGCTCGAATACGACACTTTGTTGACTGGCTTCACGAAAAGTGTTTAGAAGATCATATTTACCTAGAGAAGTATAAAACGCATGAGCAGCACGTACTTGAAAAGCTCAAGCAGTTGTACATTTTCAATTTGATTTTCGAAGATCAGGATAAGAGTGTCTCTGACTATCGTGAAAGTAACTACAGAGCAGGACCAGAGTATGCCCAGTAGATACAAGATGCTCCCGAACAGAAAAAGGCCGGAACCACCATTCCGGCCACTGCAACGTAAACCACAACCTGAGTGGCAGTCACGAGCCGACTACCCTTCGCGTGAGCCTACGACTCATGCTACGGGGAAAGTCGAATCACGACCGCTTGCGAATGCGACGATTGCACCTGCGTATAACAAAGGTGCATATCAGGTTATTCCAAACTCAGACATTAAATTTATAGGAAGATAATATGGAAGAAGACCCTAACGGAAGATTCCTGGAACCAGTAAAACTGGAAAACTGTGTAATCTGTAAAGAAGCGATCGAACCCCAACGTACTCCGGATGGTGACATTTTCTGGACTCACGGGCATAATGCTAGACCCGTGGCAGAAGGACAGTGTTGTGACGCTTGTCATAACATCTATGTTTTACCGAAAAAGTTGGGCAGTTTTGGCACCAAATTCAAAGAGATACTAGTGTCACCTGATGCTCTTGTTATAGACTCAGACACCTTGTAAAGAAGGATCGATGCATCATTGAAGCTGGCGAGTAGTAGCGTCTGTGGGGGATTCCTGCGGTTTATTCATAGCCGTTCTCACCACCTGACCATCGCAGTATGTTGGTCAAGGAGAAAAAGGAGCGATGAAGTGCGTCTGCATCGGGGGGTAGTTTTTGCGTTGCGTCTACTACTCTTGAATTTGACGTGAATCGCTCCGACTACTACACTAGAAACCAGTTCTACTCGATAACTAAAGAGGTAAAAATGGATAGCGAGGAGATAAATAAACAAGTCGAAGAGTTCCTCAAGAAAGGAGGATCGATCGAAAAGATTCCAGCAGGAGCAAGTACAGAACGTGCGCTGAGTGAGAAGAAAAAGCTATTCGGATTGTCTAGTAGACGACCAGGATTCGACAAGGAGCGACTGATATTAACACCGAAAGAATAATAACTACAGGTACTCATAATACAGCTGTTGGGATTGCTACTAGAGCGTTGTGACCGACCGCCGTATTATCGCCTCGTCGTTTAGTGCTTTACTATCGGGTAGTCGCGGGTTAACCTAAACGTAGCCCCCGCGCCCGTAGGCGGGATTTTTAGAAAGAAGAAAGGAAAGAGCAATGGATGAAGAACTAAGAGATATAGTGGA